TGCAGTGAGCAATGATGTCCAGAGTGATGGCATCAAAGACTCCGTCAGTGACGACGCTGGGGCTCTCCGGAATGGCAACCATGCCAGTACCGAATGACTCAAGGAAGTAGGTAAGTGCCGTCTCGTACTGTGCATTCGTAATGGAGGTGCTACCAGCGGTTCCGCTTGCAAAGTTCTGCTCGGTTTCGTTGATATCAGGCATGCTTGTTTCTGATGTATACACACCAGCATTGGTCTCAACGGCAGTCACGTAGAGCGAGGCAACGGGGTGGGTGTTGATTTTTCCGACCATCTGGGCAGTAGTGGTACAGGAGCCCGTGGTCATAATTACATCACCATCAAGATAAAGGGTGAGTGAACGCGCGCCAGTAATAGAGCCTGCCGATACCGTCCATGTTAGTCCACTAGCGGCACCATTGGCCCATGTTCCTGGACCATTTGCGGTCATGGTGATTGCAGTAGTAGGTGTTTCAAGGTCATTGGGTACGGTCGCGCTTGCAGCAACAGCGTTACCCTTCTCTACGCGGACGACGTAACACTGAGTGCCGCCCTCCTCAAAGAATGCCTCAACCGTTGGGTGGAGGTAGTAGCCACTAACAAAGCCGCCATACTTGAGTTCAAAGTCTTCAAGACTGGTAACGAGTAGCGCCTCATCTACCGGACCGCGTGAAGCCTTTCCCACAAAGAATGCCTGAGATGACTCACGCACGGTTGCGTTAGTGGGGCCAGTTCTTACTGCTGTTGAAATCTGAATACCAGGCATGAGACCTTCCTTGGTTGCTCTATTTTCGGCACGTTTGTTTGGCTACCCAAGCGACGCGTTACCGTAGTACGCTCTAAGAGAATACCAAACTCATTGGGTGCTCTCTTGCACCTCAACATCTTTATTTTCATCAACAACTTCAATAGCAGGTTCTGCAACTGGTGTCTCTTCTGTCACCGAGGCTGGTTCTTCCTGTATTTCTTTTGCTTTTTTCTTCGCCTTTGGGGCTTCTTCTTCGCCTGCAACCTCAGAGGAAACTGCCGTTGGGGTGGCTACAGTCTTGCTCAAGACCGACAATGTTCCCTTGGAGACCAATTTGTCCAGATAATCATTCCCACCCTTTACGGCAGCCCATTTTCCTGCATACAAATCAGCCTGGAATACATGAAGCCGCATTGGCACAAGCGATACGTTGTTAATAACGGAATATCCTCTATCAAGATAAGACTGCGCTTCCCCTGGACCATCAATGTCAATGAATTCCATTATTTCTCTCCTGAAAACTTGTTAACAAACAAATATTACATCATCTACCTAAATCGTAGAGTAGGCGTAAGCAACGCCCCCACCAACATAGGCGTCAAATGTCCCCTCTATGTCCTGTATTGTGAAAGTTGTAGCCGTCCGCGCAGTAATAACAACCTGAGACATATTGTAAGAAGTTGGATTAACTCCAATAATTGTCACCTTCTGGCCTACGGCAAAATTATTGATAGCACTATAAACAATCGTTTTGTTTGTCTTTACCGCATTAGTAATCCCTGAAGAGCGTGTTTCGGTTACGCCTTTTTGTATGACAGTAAGGTCAATTTCGTTAAGTGTGGCTATTGGCTCACGCATAACGATTTCGTCTATCTCTAGGTCATAGGAGATATACGAACCAGCAAGAACTCTGTCGCCCTTTAGTAATGTCAGGTCCGAATATTCTTCACGTATTGAACTTTCGTCAATTGTGACGCGGAATGTTCCGCGTGCATCGGTTGCTTTGAGGCACGGGTAATCAAGTAGTGCTGCGCGAACGACTGTTGTTAGCCTGTCGCGCATTATTGTGGCCTCTGCTGAAAATTCAGTCCGAACCCAAACATATGTTCTCATGGAGTACTTGACCCGGTAAAGCGGGTTGCCCCTATCATGGCTAATGCGTTCTAGGCCAGTCATTGATGTTGCCGTGGTAATGATTGTTGGCCATTCATCGAGGGCGATTGGCTCATGCGTCAGGTAGGTGACTGGACTCGGGAGGGTGATGTCATCAATTCCCCAGGCGTTTCTATAACTGACTAGTCGTGTTGGGAGGTCTGCGGTGAGATATGCACTTACGTAGGACTTTGCAAAATGTGCACCATGCATTGGTTCTATGGCCATGATTCACCTACCCAGCAGCATGTTCCGCTGCGGCGTCAGCCCATTTTCTTTCGTACCGTTCAGTAACGAATACAACTGGACGCGCTGGCATGTTTCTTGTTCCGGACTGATGGAACTCTGCATACTTGATATTGGTTCCGAAAGTCGCTTCTTTTTTATCAATCTTATTAGGATTTCCGCGTAATTCAGACAATGACGTAAACAACTTGCCGGTCCGAATCATTGGACCCCTTCCGGGGAAGTGGACCGACTTCCATGAACCATATTCCGCATCAAGTGGCTTCCAGCCTCCAGCAGGGAGTCCATTTTGCAGAAAGTTGTTTTTCCAAAGTGTTCTCAAGTCTTCCTTGGCTTCTTCAAATACTGGGCCAAAGTCATCCAAGTTGTCTTTGATTTTTTCAATTTCATCAGGTATGTCGTTGTCAATAAACCGAACTTTGATTTCAACCTTGGGCATCAGGAAACCCTTACTCTTCTGTAACTCTTCAGTGCTGCTAATTCGCGGTCACTGAAACCAGTTTCCATTGGGGCAACATTTCGTGGCTCAAGGTCCTTGATACCAACAACGTCGTCGTGCATGTTTTGCATTTCGCGAGTGGCAGCACGCAGAATCATTAATTTGAAGACAGGTATATTCGCTCCATCAAGACCAGCATTGTAAGAAATTTCAAACACGTCATTAGCAAATCCACGATATACATCTATTCCGTATCGTCTAACTGTATAGTCGTAGCCAAATGCTTCAGCCGTACCACCAGATGAGAATGCTGCAATCGCATCAGTAAAACCACCGACAACGAAAGTTGTTGTAGTTACGCTTGTAATTTCCCTATCAACAATATTGTAACCGGATGGTGTCATTCCAGTTACCGTCACATGTTGTCCTCTAGTAAATCCGTGACCCGCCGCAGTGTAGGTCACATTTGTACCAGACTTGACAGCACCAGTTACGGTTGCACGCCTATCTATCGCCTCCGACATATACAAGCCAGGCGTAGATGTATTGATAATTTTTACATAATTAACTTTAGTAATCGGCGAGTTACGTATATAAATTGTCGGGGAAGGTTGTGAATACGTCAAAGGGTTCATTGTCGTATCCAGTGAGGTGTTGTAGAAAAATGAAGATGTTGGCATGCCCACGTGGTCATAGGGCAATACATATTGCTCGGTGAATTCCTGAACCTCTATAGGTCTACCGAGATATGCCTCCAACTCGCTCTGCAGCCCCTCGAGGACGAACTCCGCCGCATCACGTTGGCGCAGGCTGAACGTAATATCCATGTAGGTGACAAGGTCATTAACTGTGACCAACATGAGTCACCTCCAATTCGTGCAATACTTCAGCGTCCTGGAGTGCGACGACGGGCGCCACGAACTGCTCTACGAGCCTCACGACCACGACGAAGACGGTCAGCAATTCTAGCACCGGTATTTCTAACACGTCCAACAGCACGATTGAGCGCTCTACGTATTCTATTAGTCTCGGGCATTTTTCCTCCAAAATGAGAACGTATACTCCCGAGTATACCAGCGACTCTTCGGTGGCTAGAGAACTACCTGTCGCTGTTTGGTGGTGCCTCGATGACTATTGAGCCTGCTTTTTCAATAGTTCCTGGGGGCGCCTCTACTGGAACCCATGCACGCGAGTATGTATGGTTCTTAATGTCACGATGTTTGATAATTGTTGCATCGAGCATCAGTTCAAGTTCGAGTGGTTTCATTGCAAAATGTCTTACAAAATCATCTTCAGAGAACTTTGTTGTCATTGAGAGTGTTCTGACAATGCCGGAGAGTTTCTTGGCGACCATGCTGCCTTTGCCGCGATTTAACTGAACATGCATAACCATTGCGTCGAGTTCATCAACGTCAACCCAGTTCACCGGCACTATCCCACCAGTTGCTTCCATAAGGTGTTTATTGCCCATAATCAGGCGAAGGCGCTGGGTTCCGTCAATGACCAAGCGACCACTCTTCTGGACAATAAGTGGTGTCAAAATGCCATTCTGTCCGATTGAATCCGCCAAGACCAATAGGTCTGGCCTAAGGATGTGTGTGGCATTCCACTTTGGTTCAATTAATTCATTGACGCTGACATTTGCAATGTCCATTTACAAATTCTCTTCCATTTGTTGTAGTGCGGCTTGGCGAACAGTGTGCGCCTTTGTTTTGGGACCAACAGGTGTAACCGTATGACCCCATAGGGCGTGCATGAATATCGTACGAATGAGCCATTCAAGCGGGTATGAGTATGGGTCTTTGGCGTGTTTTTGCCTGAATTCTGCCGCAAATGCTTTTGCGCGCTGGGCAGTATCCTGTCCCCAGCAAAATTCTTTAATGAATGGCATTACGCCATCCCAGCCTTTTGCTGCGGTCAGGGCTATCAACTTCTCGACATCAAAATCTGGCCACCAACGACGTTGGGCATCAATGATTGGGAAAACATCGTATAGGCGGTCGTAGAAGTCTGGCTCAGTAACAATAACGTCACCGATACGCCTCGCAGCAACGCTGTGAAGTGGGTGCCCAACGCGATTATTGGAGCCAGTCAATGTTGCTAGGTCGTAATACTCGCAGTATGGAGCATTGTGTTCCTCGGATAAAAACTTGAAAACATCATTAATCTGCCAGTCATAAATGATTTTTGCAAACTTAACCGGCAGTCCCTTTTTTGACTTAAACGGCGTAACGATGTAGTTTTCATTCAGTTTTTGGACTACCGAACGATATCTAACCATTGATTCGGCTGCGCGAATACCAGTAATGAAGGCGATATTTCCTCGCTTACCAGCGGTTGTATAATAATCGATGTGTTCAGGGATTGGCGAAAAGTGGTCCAACCCGAAGTGGTATGCAGTTATTGCATTCTCTGGAATTGGCCTGAATAGACGATTGCTAACGATTCTTTCACCAGACCAAATCATTTCGTCAAGCCGACGACCCAGGGACCACACCTCCAGCCCCTGGGGCATGCAGTACCACTCCATATCAACCCAGTCCAGGCTTCGGATGTACTCTACATACCGCTCTACTGCTGGGCTAACGAATTCCTCGTCGCGAAAGATGACTTTAACCGGACCAAGTCCACGCTCTTCATGAATTTCTTTAGCAAGGTAGAGAACTGCTGAAGAATCTTTACCGCCGGAGAATTGAACACACACCGAGTCAAAGGTGTCGTAAACGTGGCGAATTCTTTGTCTAGCGGCCTCCACGCAAGAGATGTCCAAGAACATGCGTTGGCGAGTCATGGGTCTACCTTAGTCCACCCCTGCTCGATATGCGACTCATTTAGTGTCCTGTACCGAAAATCCTTCTTCATGAGGTAGCCATGTTTCCCGGTTACTTCACAGGTCATTGAGCAAATTTTTTCGTATTTTTGGACGATTTCATCCATTTTGGTTCCAAAATCTGGATTTGATGGCGAGTAGTAGTACCTAAGTCCGCCAAACTTTTCCTTTACTTGGAAAATTGTGTAGTCGGGGTCAACCGCAGACAATTCTTTGTCGCAGTTAGAAATGAGCGTCCACCAGCCAGAATCGCACGATATGTGTACGCCATAATCTGGGTTGATGCGTGCAAGGACAGGCTTCAAAAAATCTGGGTATTCCATATCAATCCTTTTTACGCAGATTCAACTTCAGGACAAGTATCCCATCCTCAAGACTCGCTTCGCAGTCACCAATCATTGCAAAGTCTTGGAAATCAATTTGTGCTTGATTTACGAAATGTGTTCGTTCAGGACCGGCAACAGGTGGTAGTGGCCGTTTCTTTACCGCGTCCGCACGCTCCTTAAAGCGGGCGAGCATGTCCTCAACTTTGAATTCCATTTTCGTATTCTTCTTTTGTTATGAATTGAACAAGAGTTTCCCTATCCCTGGGGACTGGGTCGCCCTGGGGCCAGATAAACTCCATTGGTGTTTCTTTCGTATATTTGGTAACGCCATCGCACTCCACTTGCTTGAACCTTATGATTCGTTCAATTGTGGATTCGTAGCGAATTTTGTCGATGTCGTCGTTATGTGCCATTGTTAAAAACTATGACCTCTTGTCGGCGCGAAGAATTTCAAGAATCTCCGTGAGAAGAACCTTAATTTCCTTGACTGTTTGATGCATTTCGCGAGTTGGTTCACCGGCTTGCCAAGCATTCCGGGAAGCCTCTAAGCGACGATTTGCTTCTACTGCTGAATCATGTCCGTATGGCATGTTTTCCTCCTTATTGGGTGGCTGGCGAGGTAGGGTTCGAACCTACGACGGGCGGATTAACAGTCCGCTGTTCTGCCAACTGAACTACTCGCCATTGATGGCGATTGACAATAGCATCAATCGCTTCATCTGTTCTCTGTTTTTGCAATAATATAGCCAATGAAAAATGCTGTGAACATAATTATTACGTCAATCATCACGCACCTCCGTCCATGCGTCTAGTGCATCATCCCAATGACCAGTACGGATGCCATTAGCAAGCGCATCGCCTGCTTTCCGCAGTCGTTCAATCTCATCAGCGGCTTGCTTCTTTAACTTGTCCATATGCTCATATTTGCGGAGCAAACCCAGCACATCAAGGTCATCATTCATTGCAAAACGCCTTTAGTATGTTTTTGATGGCCTTATTCATTGTTTTTACAAGTTCTTCCTCCGTGTGGGGGCAACCTAATGAGTCGTATTCACCACGACATTGAACCTTGCCCGGGCGTACTACTTCCAGGTCACAGTCAATGCGAGAACAGCACTCCACCTCGCCGTACCCATCGTCAACTGTTCTGCGCATCGCGCAAAGCCCTTTCGTATGCCATTATCGCCCTAAACAGGTCGGAACCATTGGGGATTGTGAACTGGCCAGATGTATCGGTAGTATAGGCGTTATCGAATAGTTCTGCAACCTTTTTCCAGTTGTCGCGTTGAGTACGAAGGCGCTCAATCTCGTCAGCCGCTTCGCGATGAACGGCGCCGCTAATCATCGTCACCATCGCAGTACCAGAATCATTGACTCGGTCGATGATTTCGGCCCAATCGCGGAGTTCAGCGACAATGTCGCCTTCTTGTTCTGGTTGTTCATTGCTATTAGTGAAGAATTTTCCCGTCCCAGGCGTCATGGAGTGTTCTTTGTTCTTCCAAATTCAAGCATTATTGCGTCCAGTACATCTTGACCAATTCCCTGGGGGATGCTATTTTGTATTACTGAAATCAATTTGTCGCTGAAGGTAATTTCTTTTTGCAATTGCTGGGTGAGAAAGTAAACATCATTCCTAAGAGCAAATACATCGTTGGATAGCGATTCATATTCCCTGCGCAATCCGCTAAGAACATACTCGGCATCACTGCTCATCCTGGACTCCTACATCGTAGACAGTTTCAATCCAAACTTGAGCGCCACATGACAATGGCGTACTGGGTTGATAAACAACGCGAGCAACAACATTGCCAACGCTGTCAAAAATATCAACACCATCACAATACTGGGCCTTTGCGCTGCGTGTTTTTCGCACGCTCAGGGGCGGATTTTGTGCTTGGTTTTTTCGGTTTGAACGAATCGTGTTGCTATTTACATGAACTATTGCCATGCTTCAAGACTACTTGATTGGGCAAGCCCCAGTAGCGCAATCATCAAGTTCCACCGCACCATCAAATGCTGGTCTGTGAATTGGAATGGTGAAATCAATCTTGTCCAGCATCTTCTCGTACGCGTCTTTGCTGATTTCCTCGTATGGGGGAAGTGGGAAGTTGTGGTCGGTATGAAGAAGGAACGATACGGACTTCACGGAGTCATCGTAGTTCTTAGACAACCACTCCTTGATTTCCGAAAGTTCTTCCTTGCGGTAATACACGGTCACCGATACAGCGTTATCAGCCCACTCGGTCTGCATCTTCTTGACCCACTCCAACTGGGCAACTGCAGTCATGTCCTTGGCGAGAACAGAACCCTCAGGCGACTCACATGGGAACTCAACGACAAAGCGCGTGTGGTCTTCTCTGCCATCAATGCCAACATCGTATTGAACTTTGTAGCCACGCTTGCGGCAAGCATCAACGAGCGGGTCAGATGAACCAAAGCGAACACGGCGAATGTAATACTGAGCAAATGCTGGGTGGATACCAGGGGTTACCCCTGGCAGCAAGGAGAGTGTTCCGGAGGGCTGTACGGTTGTCAAACGCACCGATGTTGG